CCGACAGTGACCGCTTCGCCCGTTCCGGGCCGGACAAATCCCGGACCGCTTCACCGATGCCGGTCAGGTGCCGGGTCGCGTCGTCGGCCGCCGCGCGGAACTGGTCTTCGGCGTCCCGCAGCGCGTTCAGGCCAGCGTCGGCGAGCGAGTCGACGACCGGCTGCCACTGGCTGCCCGCCGGGAGCGCCAGCGGGACGATACGCGGCCGGGTGCCTTCGGGCAGCAGCGCCGTGAGGGTCCGCTGCGTGCCTGCGGTGATGGCCGCCTCATGGACGGCGGCGGCCTGCTGGGCTTGCCTGACCCGCGCCCCGACGACGACCGCGCCCGCCTTGCGGAGTTGCGGCGCGAGCACGGACGGGACCGCGCCGCCGAGCACCTTCAGCAGCAGCGGCGGGAGCAGCGCGATCAGGGACGCTTCGAGCGCCGCCATGACCGCGCCGACCGCTGCGCCAGCCTGCGCGGCCTGGTCCTCGCGAACGTCACCCGGCGTCGGCTGGGAACTCGGCGCTGCTGGCGCTGGTGTCGTCATCGCTGGATTCCGGCGGTGCCGGTGGTGCGGGCGCGGACGATGCGAGCGCGTCGATGTCCTCCTGAAGAGTCGCGCCCATCGGTGCGGCGAGCGCCACCTTCGCCCGGCCGATGACTTCGAGGCCCGTCTCCTCGACGATCTTCGTGACCTCTTCGTCGATCTGATCCTGGGACCAGTCGGGGTGAGCGCTGCGGACGCCGACCTCGAGGCTCATGACACCCGCGCCGCGGATCGTGGAGATGGTCTGCGCCAGGTCCAGCGGGTTCTGTATCTCGTCGGCCGGGAACTCGATGTCCGGGTATTCGGGGGTGATGTCGGTGTTGCCGAAGAACAGCCGCTCGACGCACATCAGCGAGTAGATGGCCCGCTGAAGTTCCGGCCGCCACAGGCCGACCTTTTTCGCGCGGGTCAGGCTCGTCGTCTTGCTGCGTGCCTGGATCTCCGTCGCGGTGACCGCAGCGCCCGCCCAGTCACCGAACGTCTGCGGCGAGTACCCGGCCGCCTGGACGATCCGGTTGATCCATTCCTGGCACGTCGCCTGGTGTTCCTGCCAGCGGATGTTGAACTGCTGGCACTGGATCGTCGGCGCGGTGTCGTCGTGCAGGAACTCAAGCGGCGAATACACTTCGCGGCTCGGATCCCACACGGCACCCTGCCCGCGCCCGATGTTGTCCAGGTACGACGGCGGGACGATGATCCGCGACTTGGCTAGGCGCAGGTCGCGGATCCACGACGAGTACGCCTCGTCGAGACTGTCCATCATCGATTCGATGCCGTTGTAGTCGCTGACGCCGAGCGGCCACGCCTGCGGGCCGAGGTCACGCCACAGGTAATTCGGGCGGTCGTTGGGCACGTACACGACGGTTGAGGCGTCGAACGGCAGGTCGGGGAACGTCAGGAGGTTCCCTTGCAGCCCTTGCGCGATCTGCGCGGTCTGCGGGTACGCGGTCAGTGAAACGGACTCGCCGAGGTCGGAGTCGTCGCCCTTGTAGATGCCGTGGTGAATGAAGTTGCCCTGCGGGACGTGTGTCTCAAGGTGACGCACCACGTCGTCGCCGGACTGCTCGAGGATCCGCCAGAACGTGACCGCTTTCAGCTTGTCGTAGCTGAACTGCGGGACGGCGGTGTCGGCGGGCACGGCGGCGAGCCACGGCTTATCGGCGACGGTGGTGTCCCACACGATCCGCAGGTACACGCCGCCGAGCGCAGCGCCGAAGTCGGCCGCCTCTTGCAGCCGCGACAGCATCGCGTCGTCGACCAGCGTCTCGAAATAGGCGGCGTTGGCGGCGTTGCCGGACGGGGACGTGATGACCGGGGCCCGGCCGAACAGAAGCGAAGCGTTCGTTTTAGCGATGTCTGCGGCTATGGGGACGTGCAGCTTGGTCCGCTTCTCACCGGGCGGTACCGGGTCACCCCAGAACGTGTACTCGATCGAGCCGAGCAGGCCGCCGCGGAACTGCCCCGGCCGGGGCGTGGGCAGGCCCTTCTCACCGGACGTGGCGAAGAACTCGCGGCCATAGGGGCTGTTCGCCCCGAGGTTGTAGTACGTCCACGAGAGCTTCTGCCGGTCACCGGACCGCCAGGCGTCCCACATGCGGAACATGTAGCTCACCGGGTCGTATTCGGGTGGCGGCCACGGTGACCCGGCCGAGGGGACGAGAGACATTTGCCGGTCGTCGATGGGCTGGGACGCGGACATGCCGATGGGCGCGCCGGCCGTCAGGGCACCGCTGCCGCTGGCGCTGGGCTGGACGAACGGCATACTCACTAGCGCCAGCCTCCGGCCAGGTCGAATGTGTCTTCATGGTTGACCGGCGCGACCACCGGGACGATCTTGTTCTGCCACAGTTGCCGGGTGGTCGCGAGACCGTAGCGGAGCGCGTCGACGCCGTGGTCATCGCGTTTCACCGGGGCATCGATGCCCTTGATCTGCTCCTTGTCGTCCCACACGTAGGTGGTGATCTCGCGGCGCAGGTGCTCACAGCTGGCGTGGATCTTGAGCCGGTCGGTGGCAAGGAGCGACGCCACCGTGCGGATACCGTCACCGACCGCGTTGAGCGCCTTATGCGGCTGCATCCGCTGACGGTGCAGCGCGGCGATGAACGAGGTCGCCGACGGGTCGACGACGATCCGCTCGGGAACGATGCCGCGTAGCTCACTGCCCGGGTGCCGGACTGAGCCAAGCCAGTCGCGGAGCATCACCACGTACTCGGCGTCCGTGAGCTGCCGATGGCGCGCCTTGGAATCCCACCGGAACTCGGCGACCACGTACAGCCTGCGGTCGGCACCGAGGCCGATGAGGACCGCGTGAAACGGGTTGGTGGTGCCGTAGTCGACGGCAGCGCACAGCCAGCGGGTGATCACCGGGCAGATGTCTACGACGTGGACACCGGGGTCGAACATGTCGTAGATCGCGCCTTCGGCTGCGGTCCATTCACCGAGGACCATCCGCCGGTACAGCATGCCGGTGTACTCGGCGGCGATGCTGGCCTTGAACTCGGCGGTGAGACTCGGGTTGTCGTCGAGCTTGAACCTGAACCTGGCCAGGTTCATGCCGGGCTGGTCTTGCTTGCCGATGAAGTCGGTCAGCAGCCAGTGGTACGGGCTGTCCGGGTTGGTCGTGGCGAACAGCTGCGCGCCGTTGACGGACATGCGGGCAAGCATCTGATTCCAGAACTCGCGGGGAAACAGGACCGCCTCGTCGGCGAGCGCCCCGGCGAGGGTGAACCCGCGGAGGCGGTTCTCTGACCGGATGTCGTTCGCGCCGATGACGTGGAACCGCCGGCCGACGCACGTCCCCGAGGGACTGCCCGCCGTGTACTGAGTGAGGCACGCGAGCGGGCCCATGAGCGCCGGGTCTTGCAACGGGATGATCAGGTTCCGGTACACGCTGTACAGGTTTTTGCCGGTGAGCAGCAGCTCCCCCGGCGGACCAGACGCGCAGTAGATGATCCACCGGACCAGCGTCGAGACGGTCTTGCCGGAACGCACTGGCCCGTCGAGAATGTTGATCCGCTCGCCGCTCCCGGCGATAGCCCGTATCTGTTTCGGGCTGACCAGGTGCCGCAGCGCGGTCAGGTCAGGCTGCGTCCGGGCCATCGTCGTCGGGCGGCAGGTTGTCGGCGGCGACCTTGAACGCCTCAGCGAGCCCGCCGATCAGCGACTTCGCGGCGCTGTCCGCTTCACCGGTGCTGAACTCGGTGAGCTTCATGCTGGTCGACCAGGCGACCTGTGTGGCGCGGACAAGCTCAAGCTTGTCGTGGAACAGCGGCTCGTCGAGGTCGTGCTCGGTGTGGATGTTGTCCCGGCCGCCGATGGAATGCATCTTCGCCGGGGCGAACACCTGCTCTTGCAGCCGCTCAGCGATGTCCGCTTGCTTCTCGGCGGCACGGGCACGGCGGGCAGCCAGGTCGATGACGCGCGCCTCGGTGGCCTGCGCGGTGACAGACCGGTCGAACGTGAGGCCGAGCTTGCGGGCCTGCCGGGAGATTGTCGCCGGGCCACGGCCGAGCTCGCGGGCGATGGCGTTGCACGACATGCCGCGGGCGATCATCTGCCGTATCCGGTCCTGCTCGGTGACCGTGACTGCGGACATGTGTCACCTCCCTGCGCGATGGGCAGGGCCGGGAACGTTCCGTCACGTCAGCGTTGCGCCGCGCGTTTCGCCCTTGCCGGGCATGCAAAAAGCGGCCGGGCTTGTCGCCTGGCCGCTTCCCGGGAACATGGCTGTTCCCACTGCACGCGAGTATTCACGATGAGTGACCAGCATGCAAATGTGACGCGCGGTGCGGTTAAGGCGGCGATCCTGCCCAGTTCGACAGCCACGGCGCGTACAGCGTCGGTTGCATAGAGGGTCCGGCCGCGCTGGTCGTGGCCCGTGGACACGATCCGCTTCTCGAACGCCCAGCGGCGGATGGTGGCGGCCGGGACACCGAGCATGATGCCGAGG